GGAATGTACATCGGCGTTTTGATTTTTCTCCTGAGATTGACTATTGGACTTTGGAGCTTGCAACGCAACCTCCTGCCACCTCTCCGCTAAGTACTACGTACATGGCGTCGGGATGGAATGATCCAGCAGTCACTAGGGGTGCTAGAATCACGTGTAAAAACGTACGAAAGCGCTGGTTCGAGGGCTGTTTTACCTACGGTGGCCCAGCCAAAGCTGATAACTTTGGCCGCCATATAGGTTTCGGCTCAGAGGCCGATGCAGTCTTCGGATTGGAGCTTTCGCCAGATGTTCTCTGGAATCTAACGCCCTGGAGTTGGGCCGTCGATTGGTTCACGAACGCTGGTGATGTTATTCATAACATCACTAATTTCACGCTCGCCGGTCTTGTGATGCGGTATGGGTATATGATGGAAGAAACGTCATCTACCTATTACACCCACTACGAGGACGGTAAAGTTCGTACTCTTCTCACGAAGAGTCCGAAGAAAACCGGCTTCGATTGGATGGGCAATTGCGATGTTGGACAAGAAACTGTCCGCAAAAGCCGTTGCCCCGCTAACCCCTTCGGGTTTGGTATTGGTTGGGAGGGTTTATCACCCACTCAACTTGCCATAACTGCAGCACTCGGTATAACCCGGTTGTTGTAGTAGTTGTTAATACTACGCGTAGCAAGAAATTGCTACGTTAAACCGGTGACCAAGTCACCATACCAAAAGGAGTGTGCCTGATGGCACTGACCGATCCCCAGAAATTCAAAGAAGTCGCGGGTACGGAAGTGACAGCTCCCCGAGTTTCCTCGGGGGACTTCAAGTCCGTGTACGAGACTTCTGACGGTTTGAACAAACTCACGTTGTCAACGACAACGTCGAATAGTTCTCGCCGTCGACATCTGGTGCGTATCGACGTTGAAAAGGTCGCTACCAATCCATTTGAAGAAGCCAGGAAAGAACCTGTCTCGATGAGTGTTTATCTCGTCGTTGACCGACCCTCGACTGGCTATTCTGTTACGGAGGCGAAGAAACTGGTTGAAGGCCTTGTAGGCCTGATCTCAGCTTCGACGTACACCGTAACCGAAAAGCTTCTCGGTGGGGAGAGTTAATCCCCTTTGCCAGGAAGCGCTCTCGAACTTTTGTTCGAGATTTTTCGGAATGGATGCTCTAGGTTTATAGTTCAAGTCGAACTACTCCTAGAATACCTCGAAAGGAGGTGGTAGTGAATGCGCGGTGATTATGATTATAACCACGCAACCTCCGGGCACCAATTCGCAGTGGTGATGTTTGTTGTCATCATTTGTGCGTTGGGACTCGGTGGCCTTTTCATAGGCCTGAATATCCTCGACCACTTTTAGAGGTCAGATCCAGGTTGGTATCTGGATTGGGATATTCTCCCTTCAGTGCGGCAGGCTCAGGATAACTACCCCCATCAGGAGGCGTTATGAAAAGCCTGCTTACACTCTGGAAAACGCTAGCTGAAGAACTAGCTAGCAGATGTTGCACGAGCACCATCCGAGATATTAATACCGTCTCGGAACGGATAGAACACGAGGGTATATCGTTTCTAACGATTACCCTCCCCACCTATGGAAAAGACTTTCAGTACTGTCTTGACCAAGGGTTCGTTGTTCCCAAATCCTTTCTTCCATTTCGGAAGTCAGGATCGCAGCTCCCCTCATTTTTGAGAGGTTTTGCGGAACAGGTGTTCTGTTCAGATACTGGTGTCCTATTGGATGCCCCGTCAGTAGAAGCAATATATGCTATAAGACAATTGACTTTGATCTTTAGCAAAATGCTTCTGCCTTGTACTCCCGCAAGGGAGTATGCGGCTATGACGGATTATGTCCAATGTGATAAGGAGGTCGGTGACATTGAATCATGCATGCCTCATTCTGATATTTCTGAATTTGGCCGTATGGCTCAACTGTTGTTTGGTGATTTATTCTGCGTTCTAGATCGAAAGATCTGGAACAATGAAATTATCCCCAAACACGGTCCTGGTAGTGTAGCCGATAAACTTACTAGCAATGGTAAGTACCGGACAAACTACTGGACCGACCGTCTCGAGTCAGTCTTCCATGTGGGAGACTTCCTCTATCCGAATGCTCGGTATGTCTCCGAGTACGAGGATGACGGTATCCGATTCCTGGAACCCGGTTCGGAGTTACCCTCTCGGGTAATCTCTGTTCCTAAGACGCTCAAGACACCTCGCATTATTGCTATCGAGCCCTCCACTGTACAATATGTGCAGCAGGGGATACTCGAGGTGATTAGCGAGCAGATTCATTCGACATTTTTGAATGAATTGATTGGAACTAAGGATCAGACCCCTAACCAGGATCTGGCCAAAGCAGGTTCGCTTAACGGCGACCTGTCCACACTTGATTTAAGTGAGGCTTCCGATCGTGTGTCTTGTCTGCTCGTAAAGACCCTTATGCATCGAAATCCTCTTTCGCAAGAGGCAATCTTTGCATGTAGGTCCGAACGGGCCTCTGTTCCTGGACATGGAGTTATATCCTTGTCCAAGTTCGCGTCTATGGGTTCGGCTCTCTGTTTCCCTTTTGAGGCGATGGTTTTTCTTACCATCATCTTTCTTGGGATTGAAAGAGAGTTAGGACACCAGTTGACCAAAAAGGACATATTGTCCTATATAGGTCAGGTGCGTGTTTACGGAGACGATTTAATTGTCCCCGTTAAATATGTGCATACAGTCGTCGACCTGCTAGAGCACTTCGGTGCGAAGGTCGGTCGCCCCAAGTCTTTTTGGAATGGTAAATTCCGGGAGTCTTGTGGGAAAGAGTACTACGATGGCCATGACGTTTCCATTGTCAAGGTCCGCCGTGTATTTCCTTCACGACTGCAGCAAACGGCAGAGGTGGAGTCACTTGTGTCGCTTAGGAACCAGATGTATTTATCTGGTAACTGGGCGGTCGCAAAGTGGCTAGATGGGAAGTGTCGGAAGGTACTTCATTATTTTCCGAACACTATCCCTACCTCCCCTGCGTTGGGTCGTACCTCCTTTCTTGGTTATGTTTCTGAGAAAGAAGACGAGCACCTTCATAGGCCCTTGGTTAAGGCCCATGTGGTGTCATCCCGTTCTCCTCGAGATCCTCTCGAGGGTCCTGGAGCCCTACTCAAGTACTTCCTTAAGCGTGGGACAGAACCCGCGTTCGATGAGGAACACTTGACGCGCGCTGGGCGGCCTCGTGCTGCCTACATCAAAACGAGGTGGGTACCCCCATTCTAGGGGATCCCTGAGCTATAGACATGTTAGTCTATTGGTCTGTAATAAGACCAGGGAGATCTTGCATAGATCTCTGGCGAAACGTGGCGGCCATGCGCCGTC